GAAATTATTTGTTAAACACTGCATAGGTGTATTTGTTATCTAATAAATTATGAAGGGTGTTAAAATTGTCCTTGACATAGGGCCCATGTTAATCTTAAAAAAATGGGTGAGCGTAGACCGCCGCCCCCGTTTACGCAAATTTTCGCAAAATTAAGCAAGGGGGCCTAAAAACGGTCACATCAAAATTATCGCATAACTAAATATACACTTGCATTATTGCATACTTGAAATCGTCCTCAAGTGTGCATTTTTTATTGCTTTTTAATATAAAAAAGGTTCACAAAAATGTGAACCGATTATTATCAGGGCTGCAAACGAAAATTCAATGAAGCTATTTGGTATTACAAAAGTAAATTGAACACTGACAATAAAATAATATAAAAACAGTAAAATCTTCATAAGCATTCCTCCTCCTAAAACGCGATTCTTTTCGTTTGCTCTGAACCACACTTGGTCTGGTGAGTCATAGAGGAGCTTAACAGATGACTCATAAATATTATATCACAACATTATGAAGATTTCAATTATTCGGCTGTTGTTTATTGAATTTTACTGATAGAGGAGAACAGTTTATGACCGAAGAACAGAAAGTTAAAATTCGCAGAATGCGGCTTGACGGTAACGGATATAAGCATATTGCAAGTACACTTATTCTGCCGCTGAGTACAGTGAAATCATATTGTAAACGGAACGGACTTGTAGGCGTAGGACCAGTGGTGGCAATGAACAACGATGTATCTGTACAGCTTGGACTTATCTGTCGGAACTGCGGAAAACGGCTTAAGCATACAGCAGGCAAAAAAAGAAAAGTTTTTTGCTCGGACAAATGCAGAAAACAATATTGGAATTTACATGACGGAGGAAAAGTATGATTGAACATATAGAACCGAAAGCAACAGCAGACGGAGTTGCAGTGTATTGTGCTCACGATAAAATTGTCGATACAGACAGCTTGGTGGGCAATCCGAGAAATCCGAACAAGCACCCGAAGGAACAGATAACCGCATTGGCTAAAATCATAAAATGCCAAGGCTGGCGACATCCGATTGTAGTGTCAAACCGTTCCGGATTTGTGGTAAAAGGTCACGGAAGACTTCTTGCCGCAAAAGAAATCGGAGCAAAGCAAGTTCCCGTTGATTTTCAGGATTATGAAAGTGAAGCTTCGGAATATGCCGACCTTATGGCAGATAATAAAATACAGGAATTTTCAGAACTTGATATGAAAATGTCTGCTGATATTTTACAAGATATAAAGGACAGCGGTGACATTGAACTTGAGATGTCTGCATTTACGGAAGAAGCGCTTAATGAACTTCTCGCAAAATCACAAGAGGGTGAAGTTAAAGAAGATGATGCAGATTTGACACCTCCGGAAAATCCAGTGTCTGAACAAGGTGATATATGGCTTTTGGGAAAACACAGATTAATATGCGGTGACAGTACCAAAGCGGAAACATATGAAAACTTGATGAATGGCAAAAAAGTAAATCTTGTTGTAACGGATCCGCCGTATAATGTTGCATACGAGGGCACAGCAGGTACTATTCAAAATGACAGCATGGAGGACGGAAAGTTTTATGAATTTCTGTTTTCAGCTTTTAAGTGTATGTATGATGTTTGTGCAGACGGTGCAAGCATTTATGTTTTTCATGCTGATAAGGAAAGTATAAATTTCAGAACGGCATTTCGTGATGCCGGATTTTTCTGTCATCAAACGTGTATATGGGTGAAAAATACACCCGTGCTCGGCAGATGTGATTATCAGTATTGTCATGAGCCTATACTTGTCGGATGGAAACCTACAGCCGGACATAAGTGGTACTCTGACAGAAAGCAAAGAACGGTATGGAATTTTGACAAGCCGAAGAAATCAGAACTTCATCCGACAACAAAACCAATACCGCTTGTGGCATATCCGATACAAAATTCAAGTGTGGTCAATTCAGTTATTCTTGAACCGTTCGGCGGCAGTGGAAGTACATTGATTGCGTGTGAACAGACTGACCGTATATGTTATGCGATTGAGATTGATGAGAAGTTTGTAGATGTAATTGTAAGACGTTATGTGGATTTTAAAGAAAATTCAGATGACGTTTTTTTATTGCGTAACGGTGAAAAAATTCCGTACAGTGAGGTATTGACGAATGAGTAATTTAACACTTGGCTCATTATTTGACGGCAGCGGAGGTTTTCCTCTTGCCGGAATGATGGCTGGAATTACGCCTATATGGGCGAGTGAAATCGAACCATTTCCTATTCGGGTTACTACCAAGCGTATTCCGCATATGAAACACTACGGTGATATTTCAAAAATGAACGGCGGAAAGATTGAGCCGGTTGATATAATTACATTCGGAAGCCCTTGTCAAAACTTGTCTTTAGCAGGAAAACGTGAAGGGCTAAACGGTGAAAAATCATCAATGTTTTTTGAGGCAATTCGGGTTATAAAGGAAATGAGGGAGAATACAAATGGAGAATATCCGAGATGGATTGTGTGGGAGAATGTGCCGGGAGCAATGTCAAGCTCAAAAGGACAGGATTTTAGGACAGTCCTTGAAGAAATCTGCAAAATCAAAGATAAAACCGTACATATTCCTATGCCTGAGAAGAAATGGACAACCGCAGGAGAAATTGTGGGAAATGATTATTCCGTTGCCTATCGAATACTCGATGCGCAATACTTCGGAGTCCCTCAAAGACGCAAAAGAATCTTTCTTGTCGCAGATTTTGCAGGAGAATGTGCCGGAAAAGTATTATTTGAGTCAGAGAGCATGTTCGGGAATTTTAAGAAGAGCCTCTGCTCGCGGCAAGGAACTGCCGGAACTGCTGAAACGGGCATTGGAGAAACAGGCACAATATGTTTAAACGATCAAGGCGGAGAACGTATAGATGTGACGCAAGACAAAACAACTACATTGAGAGCACAGGCACATCATCCGCCGTGTGTAATGTTTGAAAATCACTCTCAAGATACAAGATATATAGGTCCGTTGGAAGTATCACAGACAGTGCTTGCAACTTTCGGAACGGGCGGTAATAATCAGCCGTTTGTCGTACATACACCAAAAACTTTAAAAATCAGATGCGGATGTGACGGCGGTGGTAAAGGTGCATTGATACAAGAAAATAAGTCGGCAACATTAAGCTGTAATAATGACCAGACCTTATTTGAACCGAAAGTGTACGGGATATGTTCAAACGATAGCAATTCGATGAAGTCTGACAATCCGAACAGCGGAATATATGCGGCAGATACTTCTCGCACCATTGACTGCGGAGGTGTAAATCCGTCATCTAATCAAGGAGGTATGGCTGTTGTTGTATTAAAGGGTTCAATGATTGGACGTAAGGAGAAAAACGGACCGAACGGCAGCGGATTTAATCAGGATACATCATTTACATTAAATACAGTTGACCGACATGCGGTTGCATACGGAATTGACCGTGCTGCATTTAATCAAGGACAAAATGCGTTATATGATTTTGCAAAAGAGAAACAGCCGACAATGGTGGCAAAAGGTCCGGGAGCGGTAGCCGAACCTGCATATTCGGCAAGCAAGGCATCATTCTTTACAAGTGCCGAAAAAGAATGTGCAAATACACTTGTTGCAAGCGATTACAAAGACCCTCCGCTTGTAAATGATACAAACGGTACGGAATATATAGTAAGACGTCTGACACCTAAAGAATGTGCTCTGCTGCAAGGGTTCCCTGTATGGTGGTGTGACGGTTTGGAAACAGAAAATCCTACGGAAGAAGAAATTCAGAAATGGTCGGACATTTTTGAAAATCACAGAAAAGCACTTTGTAAAAGTACAAAACCGAAAACAAGAAATCAGATTATAAAGTGGCTTAAAAATCCTCATTCCGACAGTGCGGAATATACGATGTGGGGAAATGGTGTTGCACTTCCGTGCGTGTTCTATGTATTGAACGGAATTGCTCACTATGCTGAACTCACAAATTCTGTAATATAATATTGTGTACTATACACCTTGATATATTTTCTGCATGACGGTAATATGTGCTTAACAAAAAAATAAAGGAGGATTACCGTAATGGAGATTAAATATAATCTGACAGGAACGGACAGAAAGGCTCTTGTGAAAGCAGTTAGCAATATAATCGGAAAAAAGTCTAAATATCTTGGAGCACCGTCGTTTGCTTATCAAATTGGAGACTACTGTACAGTTACGAGTGACGGAACACTTAAAATTTCAAACGACACCGACAATGATAAGGTTGAGCATTTACTTGAAAAGCTGTATGAGTGCGGATATGAAACCGAGAATGATGAAAATGTTGATATTTCAGATACAAATAAAGATTTTGAAAGTGAAACAATAGGCTGTTCAATCGGACTGCCGATTGCAAAATTATCTGATAAACCTTGTAGCGATAAAATAATTGCAAATCTCAAAGCGATTATTGCGGGTAAAATGACCTTGTTTCAAAAAGCGGTCGGTACGGATAAGGAACTGAAAGTTGAATGGAACAAGGATGAAATATGGTTTGACTGGTTTGACAGCGTAATTCCAAATGAAAAGCTTGGACTGTATATATCACTTTTCAAAGCCCTTTACCAAATGGCGGAAAAAGCTGTAAGAGTGAATACAAAGGATAAGCCGGTTGACAACGAAAAATTTGCAATGCGTACATTCTTAAACCGTATCGGTTTATCAGGTATTGAATATAAACCGCTCCGTAAGGAACTGATGAGAAATCTCAGCGGTGACGGTGCATTTCGCTACGGCAGACCGGAGCGATGTAAGTAAGAAAGATAAACACGAACTCAATATACAGCCGTAATGTACACAAATTATAGTGTATATTATTGTGTACTAATCGTATTGATATAATCTCCGTATGACGGTAATATGTGTTACAAGAAAAGGGCAGAAAGCCTAAAAACGGAGGAAATACAATGAACGAGAAAACAAGAATTCAGATTGAGGAAATGAAAAGACAGACCATCGGTGTTGAGGTTGAAATGAACAACATTACAAGAGAAAATGCTGCGAGAATAGCCGCAGACTATTTCGGAACAGGCAGATACAAATATACAGCAGACAGAAACGGTTATTACACTTGGTCAGCTTGGGACACGGAGGGCAGAGAATGGAAGTTCCAAAGAGATGTAAGCATTGCAGGGGTTGACAGTGAGAAATGCGAATTGGTAACGCCGATTCTTAAATACGAAGATATTCCGCTTTTGCAGGAACTTATAAGAAGACTTAGAAAAGCAAAAGCCAAAAGCGATGCAACACGAGGATGCGGCGTACATATTCATATCGGTGCAAACGGACACACAGCACAGACACTCAGAAATCTTGCAAACATAATGGCAAGCCACGAAAGCCTCATAGCAAGTGCATTAAATATTTCACAGAGCAGAATAAACAATTACTGCAGAATGGTAAGTCCGAAATTTCTTGATAACCTTAACAGAAGAAAGCCAAGAACAATGTCGGAATTAGCGGATATTTGGTACACATCAAACGGTGCAAACTACGGCAGAACACAGCATTACAACGACAGCAGATACCATATGCTGAACCTACACGCAACTTTTACAAAAGGAACGGTTGAATTCAGACTTTTTCAATTCGATGCACCGTCCAACGGAAAACAAAACGGCTTACACGCAGGACAGTTAAAAAGCTACATTCAGCTTTGCCTTGCACTCAGTCAGATGGCAAAAACATTAAAGTCAGCAAGTCCGAAACCACAGCAGACTGAAAATCCTAAATACGCAATGAGAACATGGCTTTTAAGACTTGGATTTATCGGTGAAGAATTTGCAACGGCAAGAGAAATTCTTACAAAACACCTTGATGGAGATGCATCATTCAGAAACGGCAGAATGGCATAACCGAAGAAAACAGCCTCCTAAAACCTTAAAACTGCGACCGCATTAGGCGGTCTTAAGGTGGTAGAAGGGTGTTTCCTTCGGAAAGGATATGATAATAATGAAACGGCATTACTTAACTTACGGCAGTAACCTTTACATACCGCAAATGCGGTATCGCTGTCCGTCGGCACGGCTTATGGGAACTGCGGTTATAGAGAATTACAAGCTAATGTTCAAGAAAAGCAAAACGGGCTCTTATCTGACCGTTGAACCGAAACAAGGTGCGGAAGTCCCTGTTGCCGTGTGGCAGTTGACAACAGAGGGCGAACGGTCGCTTGACCGCTACGAGGGGTATCCGAAATATTATTATAAAAAGGAATTTCAAGTAACGGTAACAGGAATTAAGACGGGCAAAAAACGTGAACGTACAGCATTTGCATATATATTGGACGAAAACAGACCGAGCGGTGTTCCGTCAATGAGTTATGTTATGACTTGTCTTTGGGGATACAGAAACTTCGGATTTGATTCAAAACAGTTGTTACACGCTATTGACGAAAGCAAAAAGGAGACAATGATATGAAGAAGTATGAAGATATAAAAACAGCCATATGTCCTAAATGCGGACAGGAATACACAGGCAGACCTGCATTATCAAGAGCAGATAACAAAACAATGATTTGTCCTGACTGCGGAATACACGAGGCACTTGAAAATATCGGTGTAGGCAAAGAGGAGCAGAATGAAATACTTGAAATTATACACCGCAGTATGAGAGAAAAAGACAAATAAGTCTTTAGCAGTTACAGCCAACGGACGGTTTAAGCCGTCCTTATGGCAGTAGAAGCAGTATTATAAAAATCAACCGATCAGAAAGGACGAAATATTATGAAAACAAAAATCTACGGAGCATACGGCTCAAATATTAATTTGGAACAGATGGCGTATAGATGTCCGCATGCTGAAGTGTACAAGGTGGGGTACATAAACGGCTATCGGCTCACATTCAGGAGCGGAGGCTTTGCCAACATTGAAAAATCTGAAGGAGATCGAGTGCCTGTTCTGCTTTGGGTTATTACAGAACAGTGCGAAAAGACACTTGACCATTATGAGGGTTATCCGAGCTTTTATATCAAGCAGAATATTTCGGTGGAAATTGATAACGGCGAAGATACGATTGAAGCGATGTTCTATGTTATGGACGATAAATACTGTCAAAAGATGCAGACACCGACAGAGTATTATTACGGAGGAATAGAACGCGGGTATAAATCTAACGGTATGCCCGTGGAGGAATTAAAGACGGCATTTGAACGCTGTATGGCGGAGGTGAATTGAGATGGATAATTTTTTTACACAGAAAAACTGTGACCGATGCGGAAAGTCTTTAAAAGACGGTAGAATTCAAAGTATGTTTAATAGCGAATGTATCTGTATGGACTGCAAGAAAAAAGAATGTGCCGATTCGGAATACAAAAAGGCACAAGATGCCGACATTGCGGAAATTCGTAAGGGAAACTATAACTTTAAGGGAATACGAGGGTAGTATATACACAAATAAAGGCTGTACTTTTTGTTATAGTAATGGTATTGATAAAGTCCTCATATAACGGTAATATGTGTACAACAAAAAGATAAACAGACCGAGAAAACGGAGGAAAACAAAATGCTAAAATTAAAGAAACTTTACAGCCTTATCAACCGAAACGCAACAATGAAATTGGTTAATGAAAAACATACAGACGTTTATTTCTGCGGAACAGTTAAAGATATTCCTGACCAATATGATTTATGGAAAGTAGTTGACCTTTTTGAACTAAACAGCTATGAATATGAGATTATGATTACAGAAAAATAAGAAAATACAATTTTTAAACCGCCTTAAATGGCGGTTTTTTGTATGAAAATTTTTAATGACAAGAAATTTATACGAATGGAGGTGATACGCTTGGCACAGAGGGGCAGAAAGCCGAAACCAACGGCAGTAAAACAGCTTGAGGGTAATCCAGGCAAGAGACAGTTAAACGCAAATGAGCCGAAACCTGCGGCTCGTGCACCGTCTTGTCCGAAATGGCTTGAAGATGATGCGAAAAAGGAATGGAGACGTCTTGCGAAACAGATGGAACAGCTCGGTATTCTAACAGAAGTTGATATGGCGGCTTTTGCGGGATATTGCCAAGCTTATGCACGTTGGAAAGAGGCAGAAGAATTTATATCAAGACACGGTGCTATTGTCAAAACTCCGAGCGGATATTGGCAGCAAGTGCCGCAGGTATCTATTGCTCAGCAGTATATGAAACAGATGAGCAAGTTCTGTGAACAGTTCGGTCTTACTCCTGCGTCAAGGTCAAGAATTGTAACAGACAGAGGCAATGACAGCAGTGATGACGCAATGGAACAGCTTCTTTCATTGGGCGGAGAGAAAAAGTAATGTATGACGAAAATAAAGCAAAACGTGCAGTTACATTTATAAATGCACTTAAACATACAAAAGGCAAATGGCGGGGTGTGCCTTTTGAATTGCTGCCGTGGCAGGATAAAATAATAAATGATGTGTTCGGTACGGTAAAGGAGAACGGATACAGACAATACAACACAGCATATGTTGAAATACCGAAGAAGATGGGTAAGTCAGAACTTGCAGCAGGAGTGGCGCTGTATCTTACATGCGGTGACGGTGAATGGGGTGCAGAAGTATACGGCTGTGCAAGTGACCGTCAGCAGGCAAGTATTGTGTTTGATGTGGCGGTGGATATGGTCGAACAATGTCCTGCTTTGAAAAAGAGAATTAAGCCTGTTATGTCAGTAAAAAGACTTGTGTATAAACCGACTAATTCATATTATCAAGTGCTGTCGAGCGAGGCTTTTACAAAACACGGTCTTAATGTTCATGGCGTAATATTTGATGAACTGCATTCACAGCCGAACCGTGAATTGTTTGATGTAATGACAAAAGGTTCAGGTGATGC